TATTTATTACATCTACGCGCCTTCAGCTTTCACGTTTTTACGTTCCACTACGCTTTTTCTTGCTTTCCGGCCTTATCTATGTGATCCATTATTTCTAACCATCCGCCACCTGCACGATTAGGGACTTTATAATAGGCACGCCCTCCGTTCGTGTGAAATGATCCAACATAAACCCCTAAATTATTAAACATTTCAATTTCCATCCCTGTGTACGAATGCCCATCATCACTTGTCCCCACCACTTTTAATCTTGGATCAAGATATTTCCAAAAATTTGTTTTCAGCTGATATGGTGACAAATCTGGTTTTGGTGCTATCTCTTTAATTTTTGCATATGTAATTATCCCAGCTTTATTTTCTTCAGCAAGGTCGGTGTATTTTACTCTGTTTTCAATTTCATTATTTATTATTTTGTTGTCTTCAACAAAATCTATCCGTTTTGGATATTCACTTCCTATCCACTGATTCAGTCCTAAGCTTGTTTTCTTCTGTGCTGGCATTTCTTTTACCTCCTACTCCTTATATTTTTCTCTATCATCCCAATTTAAATTCAAGCCGTCCCACATGTCCCAAGTTTTATTGTATCTGTCAAATTCATCCCAAGTCATGTAGCTGTATATAAACTTAAACCCTAAATGTGCTGGTTTTACTCTTTCAATCGCTTTGATAAAACCATCCATATTTGCTGGAATCCCATAAATTCCTATAAATTTTATATAAAAGAAATATTCATTATTTACTTCTACGACTTCACATTTACCACCACTAAATACTTCTGCCATAGTTTCTAACATTTTTATTGTTGTTGTTTTTCCAGCTTGCATTTTCGCTATTATATTTTCTCTTCTAACTTCATCTGATAAAGATATATCAGTTGTTATATCAAATATCTGTTCCCAATTTTCAAGGCTCCAAGTTGAGCTTTGCACGAATTTCTGCCTTAAAATGCCTTTCAAAAACTCTTCTTCATCTACAACATCTTCTATTGCCTTTTGTAGATTCACAATTTCTTCAACTTTTCTATAATATTTCGGCATGTATTTTATTAACTTTTCCATTACATCACCTCAATTTTAGCTGTTCCAAAAGTAGGCACATCCTCTGCTCCTAACATTATATTTGTATTACCATTATTCATTTTAAAATCAAGATAATCCTTTACTCCAGTCACATTTAAAAGGATATTTCCGAGCTTTGCATAGCTTAGATAATCATCTTTAAAAGCTGATTTTCTAAAATATTCTATTACTTTCTTTTTAAATTCCTCACTTACTTTTTCAATTGTCGTTTCTGTTCCAATCCTAACTTTTCCAGTGAAATTGACAATCTTAGAAATCGCTGCATTATAAGTAACCGTTGCACCAATCGGTCTTTGTTCTTCTACATAATCTTGTACATTTTTTAAAAGCTGTGTTCCTGGAGCTAGTCCGTTGACATCCATTAACACAAGCTTTACAGTACCATTTCCATTCCATAACGGAAATACTTTCACTCCACCTATTCCTGGAACGGCCAAGCACCATTGCCTGTAATGATAAATATTACCTGATGTTGCTGGCTCTCTAACTTTTATAAAATATCTTGTCCTCAGTTCTTCATCCGTTTCCGCATCATATCCTTCTTTAAATTCTTTTAAATTAGTTACTTTAGTAAGGCCCTGTATTGTGACTGGGAAATACTTTATTGCTCCAATTCCTACATTGCATCCACTTCCTTTGTCAATTGATCTAGCAGGAACAATTACTTTTTTTGTAGCATCTATAACTTTCTTTTCAGTTGTTTCAAAAATAAAAGTATCACTGCTTATTTTTGTTCCAACTTCAACAACTGCTCCTACTTATCCCATTTTATGCACATAATCTACAATATCTCTAAAATTGCTAAATTCAATCGAAACAGGTGCTAGATTATCATAGAATAGCCCCCCTTCTGTTTTATCATAATCAGAAGGCAAATTATTCAACATGCTATTCAAAATTTCTTCTGCCGTTTTCTTAATTATTACCGTCAACTTAAAAACGCCTCCCATTCAAATGTTTCATAATTATCCAATATTATCCGAAATTTCGTTTTTAATCTATTTCTTTCCATTATTGCTTCAAAGTCTTCAATCTCTAAAATTCTTGGATGTTTTTTCATTTCCTCTTCAATTTCCCTTTCAAGTTCTGCATATAAAAAAGGAGTAGGAAATCTCTTACCTAGTAGCATTTCTTTATACCCTAATCCATATGTTTTATATATTTTATATTTGTATTTTTCAGTTAATAATTTCTTTTCAATCCACATCCTTATACTTCTTATATCATCTGTTTTTATTAACCTTCCATCCTTTTTAAGCATTTTTCCTTCAGTAAAATCAATCAGAAATGTTTTACCAAGCGATGACTCTTTTTCCAGTTCTTCTATTTCATTTTCACCAATAAATTTAACATTTGGAAACATCCGCTTCACTCCTTATTTTCAATAACATCACATATAAAATACATCTGTTCGCTTGTTGTCGGAATCACATATACTTTCTGTCCTTCTTCAAGCTGATAAGTTACTTCAAAATCAAATTCTACATTCACATCAGCCCATTTTAATTCATCCGTAATTTGCATTGTTCCATTTAATTTGATTGTTCCTAAATTACTTCCTTTTAATTTCCCTGTTCCTTTTGCTTTATAGTGCTTTGTCGTAAGTCCTCGGCTTACATAAATTTGTTCGGACTCTAATATTATTAATCCTTCTTTGATTTTTACTCTTAAAGGATTTGTGGAAATCACGATGCCTTCCAAAACTCCCATAGGCATGATGTTATCCCTGTCCTTAAATGCTTTGGCAAATTCATTTTCCCAACTCATTTCTTTGCTCCTTTTTTATTTTTTTTACTATTTTTATTACTTGCTTTTTCTGTTTTTCCTTGTTCTTTAGATTGTTCTTTTTCATAAGCTTCTGTTGCATCTTCTATTTCATTTTCAATGTCACTTTCGGAATATTGGATTAAGTTTATACTGCATTTATGATTATTATTTTCAAGACTATGTTCACAATCTTTGATTAAATATTCACCATGCAAATATAATTTTTCATTCTCCAGTTCTATAATTCGACCAGCTCTTATTTTTTCATTTCCAAGCATTGTTAAGCTGATGTCCTCATTTATTCTATTTAATCTTTTAAGCTTATTATTTGCTATATTTTGTACATTTCCTTTACTCTTTTCATCAAATTTTTCTACTTCCTGCAGTAATCCAAATTCTTTAATACTTGCATCATCCTTTGCTTCTGCCACTACTCTCTGAGTCTTTTCATCACCACTAACTACAATTATTTTATTTTTTAAATCTGCAATGCTTCTACTGTGACTTACACTATTTAAAAAATCTGTTGCTTTTACCAGATTATTCTTACTTAGTTCATAAGTGCTATCAATTATTATTTTTTCATAAGGACTTATTTTTACAGTTGCTTTTTCCATTTCAAGCACATATTTTTTCTTATTTTCCGCTGTATTAATATTAATGATGTCTTTTATTATTTCACTTACTGTCTTATCATTATAAATTTTAGTAATCACACTTGTTAATCCTGTGATTTCTACTGCTATTCCAAACTCAGCACATAATTCTTTTATTGCATTTTCACTGCTGATCTTATTAAATTGCTTAATAGTAGTTGACTTATTAAGCCAAAAAGCATAATCATATGCTTTAAAGCTCCTTGTGTTATTCCCATTATCTTCTTCAACTATTATTACCTGAGTAATCATTTCATTGCCTTTAAATAGAGATAATCCACTTCCAAGCGTTATATTATCTAAAAAATTAAAATTCTTATCATTAAAATCATCTGGTAAAGTAAATGACATTTCCAAACCCAAGGTATCAATGCTCTCACTCCATTTTAAGCCTGAAACAAAAGGCATTATATCCAATCCTTCATCCGCTGATACAAGCCTGAAATCCATTTTTCATTACCTCCTGCCATTTCTTTTGCTTTATTCATTGTCTGCTGTTCTATTTCCTTTGCTTTTTTTACTACTTTTTCTTCAAATTCGGTCAACGATTCTTTCCCTTGTGGTCTTTTATATTCAGTAACTTCAAGGCTATACGGGACGTCTCCTGCTCTATCTGAAATTCCGTGTTGAAAGTTATATCTGCATTCCATATTTAGCACAATCTTAAATTTACTAATTATAATTACTCTCACAGGCTCATTTTCATCCCTGTATTTTTCAAAAAACTTTATATAAAACTTAGGATTCGGAACACTTCCCATTTCCATCCAATGATATACTTTACTCGGAAAATAGCTTTCTATTTCAAATTTTCTTAATCCTTTTTTCCCAATTAAGAGTAAAAAGCCTTTATCTACTGTTTCAAACTCTTCATCAGATAAAGACTGAGTAATCACATGAATATGCGAAACCACAGGGAGTATTGCATATTCATTTCCTTTTTTAAACATAACTTTCATATTTTACTCCCTCCTACATATTCTTATAAGCTCCCATTACCTTTGCTACAATTTCATTCCCAACATAGTTTGCATATTCCTCATTACCAATAACATTTCCTTCAATTGTAACATTCACCAAAATGCTTGGCTTTTCAGATTGCTTTTTGCTCTTCTCATGACTTAAAATTTCTGTCCCGTTAGGCAATACCGCTACTTCATTTCTTTTATTTTCATTTATTTGTGTAATTCCACCTTTAAAATAAGATGTTCCAAGAGCTTTTCTTCCAGGAACAGGCCCAGCTGAAACATTATTTGCTTGCACATTTACACTTTTATTTTCTGCTTTCGTGTTATTCCAGTTCATCAGTTTTTGAATTGCTCCGCCTATAGAGTCTTTTACCCTGTTGAATCCACCTATAACTGCATTTATTCCACCCATAAGACTATTAAAAGCATTTTTAACTACATCTATTGCAGGCTTTAAAAAATTCATAAGTGAATTCCACAAAGCTGTTGCTCCAGCTTTTACTGTATCCCAGTTTTTATATAAAGCTATTCCAACTGCAATTAATGCCGTAACTGCCAAAATTACTATTCCAATTGGATTCGCATACATTGCCGCATTCCATGCCCATTGTGCAACTGTGACTGCATTAACAGCTATTGCTCCACCTGCTAAAACTGCATTTTTTGCTACTTCTGCTGCAATTAGTGCAAACGTTACCGCCTGAGTTCCTATCATTATTCCTTTGTAAGTAAGAAATGCTATTCCAATTGTCGTAAGAATAGGAGCGAATTTATCAAAATTTGTCACAAAAAATCCCGCAACTTCAATTATTTTTAGTCCTAATCCAATTAAAGCATCTTTTATTTGCAAAATCTGTGGTTTATTTTCAGTAACAAACTTTTTAAAAGAAGCAACTATCTGGAGAACTTTTTTCCTTATTGCTGGCATTTGAGAATTAAACCATCCTGCAAATTCTCCTAAAACTGACATGACTACAGCTCCTACTTCTTCCTGTAAGTCTCCAAAATCATTCTTTAATTGCTGAATTTTTCCCTGATCAGTCTGTGCCATTGCTTCATTAACTCCACCGACCTTTTGTTTTAATAAATCAGCAAGTAAAGCGGCTTTTTGAGTTTCTGTTCCTGATTTCATGATTTGTTCCTGATGTTTATCCAAAACAATTCCAGCTTTTTTTAATGCCCCTGTTTGCCCACTCATAGCTTTTCCTAGCAATTTTCCATAGTTAGCCATATCTTCACTTGTCACATTAAGCCCTTTTTCTTTAACTGCAAGATCCGCCATTCCAGGAAGCAATTTTTTTATTGAGTCAGCTTGTAATCCAAAAACACCAGCACTAGTTATCCCCGCTTTTAAAACGTCATCTTCAACAACTCCTTTAGATTGTAACACTGAAGTATAATCTTTTAAGTCATTTATTTGTCCTTTAGTCATTCCCTTCGTGTTTTTAAGTACTGTTTCCATTTTTGTTGTCTGTAGCTGAGCTTCATTATAAGCATCTGCTGACTGTTTCAAAAAAACTCCTGTTGCTGCAGTTAATGCCGCAGTTCCAACAGCAATTCCTTTAATTGCAGTTTTTGCAATTCCCGCTCCAGTTTTTTTTATTTTATTCATTCCCATTTTAAAGCTTCTTTCACTAGCTTTTGCACTTGCTGTAGCTTTTTTAAGCGGTCCCGTGAATTGATCCTTTAAATTCAGAATGACATTAATACTTCTTGACATCTTATGCACC